GGGCGACCCGTGGGACGCCTACAAGCAGCACGGCGAGCAAATCCGGGGGTGGCTGGGCAAGGCCAAGCCTCAAGGGACTGTCTCGGTATCCACGGACAAGGCCGAACGCAAGCGCGAAACGGTGACGGTGACGGGTTCAACGACCCGAACGCCTGCGCCGTCTGCTCCCAAACCGCCGACCACCAGCGAGCGCATCGAGCAAATGCGCGTAGCTCGCATGGGGAAAGCAATCCCAATCGCACGATAAAGGACGAATCATGTCTAGCCAACTCTGGGCCGTGAACACGTTGGGCGGGTACTTCTATTCGCTGAACCTGTCCGACGAACTCCGTCAAGCCCTCCAACCGATGGTGAAGTTCCGCCAATTCTGTGACGTGAAAGACGCGTCGCAGCAAGGCAAGAAGAAGGGTGACACCTTCACCTGGGACATCGTTTCCAACGTCGCCACCCAAGGCGGGCAGTTGACGGAAACGAACACCATGCCCGAAACCAACTTCACCATCGGCCAGGGCACCCTGACGATGAACGAGTACGGGAACTCTGTTCCTTACTCCGGCAAGCTGGAAGACCTCGGCAAGTTCTCGGTGAAAGACACCGTGATGAAGGCGCTCAAGAACGACGCGACGAAGGTGATGGACGCGGCTGCTCACCAGCAGTTCAACCGCACCCTCCTGCGCGTTGTGGGCACCAGCTCCACGACCATTTCGCTGAGCACCAACGGCACCGCCACGGGTACGAACTCGCAAGCGTTCAACACCAACCACGTCAAGCTGATCGTGGACACCATGAAGGAGCGCAACATCCCGGCTTACTCCGGCGATGACTACTACGCTCTGGCGTGGCCCACGACCTACCGGACTGTCAAGAACAGCCTGGAAACCCTCCACCAGTACACGGAGAAGGGTCTGACGATGATCATGAACGGCGAAATCGGCCGTTATGAAAACGTGCGGTTCGTGGAACAGACCAACGTGCCCAAGGGCGGTGCGGCCGACTCCACCACGTTCAACGCATTCGCCAACACGGCGGATGCGTGGAACGGCGGCTTCTCGGACTGGATTTTCTTCTTCGGTGAAGACACGGTTGCCGAGGGCATCGCAACGCCCGAGGAAATCCGCGCCAAGATTCCGACCGACTACGGCCGGTCCAAGGGCGTGGCCTGGTACTCGCTGAACGGCTTCGGCCTGGTGCACGCCGCTGACGCGACGCAGGCCCGTGTGCTGAAGTGGGACAGCGCGGTCTGACCTCCGAGTAATCGGCTGCGGGGCTCCTTCGGGAGCCCTTTTCGTTTCCTTCGGCGGATCGGGCCTTCTCCCGCTGCCACCAATGTTCTGCATGAGAGGCGTGCAGGGCGAAAGAGATTGACATGCCTGTTTCCAAGCAACTGAGTTACGACCACGAGGCGTACCGCACGCCGATCATCATGGGCGGCAACACCACGGTGGGTGCCAACGGCGTCTCGCAGAAGTTCGCGGCCTTCACCGCGCTGCAACTGCGTGCCGTGGCCCTGCGCCCCTCGATTGCGTCCACCTCGGCCACCCAGCCGCTGATGTACGTGATTTCCGGGACCGCAACGTCCACGACCACGCTGTCTGCGATCACCTCGGCGGCCATCACGGTTCAGCCGAACCTGCTGGCGACCGCCATTTCCCTGGTTCAGGGTGATGTGGTGTACCTGACGCACGGCACCGATGCAACCGCCCAAGTGGCGTTTGGCGTCGAGACGTACCCGACGCCGGGCGCTGCCCTGTCCTGCCCGTAAGTAGGAGGGGGAACGCATGGTCTGGAGCGTAGATGATCCTTGTGGCGACGAAAGCGGGAAGATCCGTTGGGAGCTAGTACCCTACACCCGTGGACGTGGCCTTGACCTAGGATGCGGGCCTTCCAAGACGTTCCCCCATTTCATCGGGGTAGACAACTACACCGCGACGGCACAGTTCGGCATTCAGATGAAGCCGGACATCGCGTGCAACGTCGAAAAGCTTGAAGTGTTCGGCTCTGCCAGCATGGACTTCGCGTTCAGCTCGCACTGCCTGGAGCACATCAAGGATTACAAAGCCTCCCTCAAAGAGTGGTGGCGCGTCATCAAGCCGGGCGGGCACCTGTGCCTGTACCTGCCGCATAAATCCTTCTACCCCAACGTCGGGACCGAAGGCGCGAACCCCGACCACAAGCACGACTTCCTGCCCCAGGACATCGTTGACACGATGCTGGAGCTGGGCGCGTGGGACTTGGTTCGCAATGAAGACCGGAACGAAGACCGGGAATACAGCTTCTTCCAGGTCTATCGCAAGAGGACGGATGGGAAGCACCTGTATTCCCACAAGACGCCCAAACCCGAGAAGCGGGCGGCGGTCCTGCGGTACGGGGCTTTCGGTGACTTGATCCAGGCGTCAAGCATCCTGCCTGCTTTGAAAGAGCAAGGTTTCCACGTCACGGTCTACACCACCCCGCGCGGTCAAGAGGTCGTCAAGCACGACCCGCACATTGATGCGTTCTACATCCAGGACACCGACCAAGTCCCGAATGGTGAACCCCTCAATGCGTTCTGGGCGCACGAGCGGGTGAAGTACGACAGGTGGATCAACCTGTCCGAGAGTGTGGAGGGGACGCTGCTGTCCCTTGGTGGGCGGTCCAACGACGCTTGGCCGGACGCGGTTCGCCGCAAGTACATGGGCGTGAATTACTTCGAGTTCACGCACGACCTGGCGCAGGTTCCGCTTCCTCCCAAGCCGAAGTTCTACCCGACGCCGGATGAACTGGCGTGGGCGAAGAAAGAACGTGCTTCGTGGGGCGGTGACTTCGTGATGCTGTTCGCCCTTGCCGGGTCGTCTGTGCACAAGGTCTGGCCGCACATGGACGGATTCATGGCGCGGTTCCTCCTGAGCAGGAAGGAGGGCCGCGTTGTGCTGGTTGGAGACGATCTGAGCACGCTCCTGGAGCAAGGCTGGGAGAAGGAGCCGCGCGTCATCCGCAAGTCCGGCAAGTACACGATCCGCGAAACGCTGACCCTGTTGTCGGTGGTGGACATGGTTGTAGGTCCTGAAACCGGCGTGCTGAACGCGGCGGGGCATCTGCCCGTTCCGAAGATCGTTTTTCTGTCGCACTCCAGCGCGGAGAACCTGACCAAGTATTGGGTCAACACCAAGGCAGTCGAGCCGAAGAACACGCCGTGCTTCCCGTGCCATCGCATGCACTACAGCTTCGAGCGGTGCAACCGGGACGAAGCAACGGGCACGGCGGCCTGCCAAGCAGACATTTCCGTTGACCAAGCCTGGAAAGTCTTTAAGGAACTGACGTGAGCACCAGCGGCACCGTGACGTTTTCGGTCAATGAGTCGGACATCATCACCGACGCACTGGAGACGATTGGCTACAAAGACCCGGTGGAGACTCTCTCTGCGACGGATGTCGTGACGGCTCGGCGCAAGCTGAACATGATCGTCAAGCAGTGGACCTCGCAGCTTGACTTCGCCCCGGGCCTGAAGATGTGGACCCGCAGGACCGGGTATCTGTTCCTGCAAGACGGCCAGGTTCAATATTCCCTGGGCCCGTCCGGGGACCATGCGACGGAAAGCTACGTCAAAACGACCCTGACCGCGAATGCGGCGAACGGGGCCGCAACGATCACCGTCGCAAGTGCCACGGGGATTGCGACCACCTATTACATCGGGATTCTGCTCGATAGCGGCTCGATTCACTGGACCGCGGTCAACGGCGCTCCGTCCGGCTCCACCGTCACGCTGTCCTCCGTCCTGACCGGGGCTGCATCCAGCGGAAAGACGGTGTTCTGCTACCAGACCAAGATGCGCCGGCCGTTCGATCTTCTGCCGGCCTCCCTGCGCGACACAAGCGGCCACGACTCCCCCGTGGATGTGAACCTGAGTCTTGCGGAGTACGAGTCGATCTACTCCAAAACCTCGGAAGGAACGCCGGCCCGGCTGTACTTCGAGGCGCAGCGGACCAACGCTCAGGTCTACCTTGAGTGCGCGCCGGACGACTGCTCCAACGTCATCCGTCTTCCGTACCTCTCCTACATCGAGGACTTCTCGACCACCACGAACGATGCGGACTTTCCGGCTGAATGGGCCAGACCTCTCGTCTATCAATTGGCGATGGACTGCTGTCTCCCGTTCATGCGGCCGGTCCCGCAA